CGCAGATAGGGGGAAGCTATGTCCGCACGGCTTGGAACGCCGACGGAGGCCAATCGCGCCACAGCGGCGGTTGTTGCGGTCACCAATCCTACGGGTAACGCCGGCATCCTGGCGCTGCCGACGCCGCAATGGTGCTTGCTGGTGTCCCTGCAGTTCATCTGGGTGGCGTCCGCCACCGTGGGCAACCGCACGATCAGCGTTCTGGTGAAGGATTCAGCCAACAACCCGCTCTGGCAGACCACGCCGGCCACCGCCCTGGTCGCAGCGACTACGCTCAATGGCTATGTCGGAGGCGCGGTGCCGCTGTCCAACAATGCCGGGCCGCCCATCACCTTTTATTCGCCTATCCCGTTTGAGTTCCCGATCCCGCCCGGCGTTGTTGTTGAGGTGATTGACACGGCGGCGATCTCAACCGGCGATACCTGCGCCATCAATGCGGTGATCGTTTCATAGGTCGCCCATGGCCTGGCTCACCTTCGGCAACGCTGTCTCCCCGGAGCCGATGTCGGCTCTGGATACGCAGTTCACCAATGTTGCCACCGGCATGTCGCTGCCCTGCACGGCGACGGGTACCAACGCCATATCGCTGACGCCGTTGACGAGCTTCCCGGCCCTGCTGGCTTACACCGAGCTTGGCGGTTATCGCTTCGTTGCAGCCGGCAACTCCACCGCACCGGTCACTCTTCAGTACAACGGCCTGGGCCTTTTGCCGGTCTATCATGCCGATGGCACAACGCAGGCGTCGACCGCGGACTTGGTCGCGGGCGAACAGTACATCGCCACTTTTCACCAGGCATTGAACAGCGGCAGCGGTGGGTTCTACCTGGAAAGTCCTTCGGTTCCTGTCTCCGGAACGACCTCATGGTTCACGCCAGGCGGCCGCATGTCGCTGCAGAATGGCGTCCCGGTCATGACCTCAAACCAGACCGCCGTGCAGACGATCTTCTATCCTCCCTATCAGCATCCGTGGGTGCCACTCTACAACGGCAGCACGGTGCAGATGGTTCAATTCGCCTTCCCGCTCAGCAATGTTGCTGGGCAATCCCTGAGCATGGGAGGGGCGGCAAATTTCCCGAGCGGGGCGAACTTCGATCTGTTCATGTATTCCAATGCCGGAACGCCGAATCTTTGTGCCATCCAATGGACGAACACCACCACGCGGGCAACGACGCTTTCTGTGTTCGCCGGCTTTCTGACTAATTCAGGAGCTGCCACCGCCCAGACCGGGCCGAATACATCGTTCACTCTTCCGATCAACCAGGGCACTTTCCTCGGCAGCTTCAATTGCTCGGCGCAAGGGGCATCTCAGTATGTGTTCGGCGCTTCCGCTAGCGGCGGAACGGCCGGATCATTCCTTGTCTGCAACTACTACAACAAGGTCATGGTTACGTCCATTGTAACGGATAGCGGTGCTAGTTACACATATACAAGCGCGACATGCAGGCAGGCCAGGGCTTCCGCCGGAAATCAAATACAGATACTTCAGAGCGACTCGGAGAGGTCAAGCTTTGTTGACGCCTATAGCGCCGTGGCCACAGCGGGGGTTACCGGAGCTGCAGGCGTTCCAGGCATAGGAGTAAACTCTACGACAGCGTTTGTCGCCTTTCAGTCCGCCACCAATGCCGGAGCAGGGGGCGTCGGCTATAGTTACAGACAGCATGTGCCGTACAAGTTCTCAATAACAGGCCTATGCACTATCAGCAGGAACGAAGCAGGTGACGGCGCGAACGCAAACACATTCAATTCTCAAAGCCAAGATTACCTATTGGTGCAAACATGGTTGTAACAAATCTACCCGCCTTCGACGCAGCTATCCGAGCTGCTTGCCCGGCGATCGACGGGGTTGCCGCGGACGGGCATATATTTTTTCAACCATCTGCAACGCCTGCTCAGATATCGGCGGCGAACGCGGCGAAGGCGGCTTATGTTGATCCGGCGCCAGCGCAGGTTCCTGATCTGGCGGCTCTAATTCAACAACTATCCGCGCAGGGCATCCTATCCCCCGCAAATCTCTCACAAGTGATGAAGCCATCGACTCCAACGCCCGCGGCACCACAAGTCTCACCGTTGCCATTTCCAAAATCCATCCTTGAGGCTTAATCCGATCGGCGGACATGCTCCCAGCAGCCGTCCTCTGAGGCGACCTCGGGGCAGAATGCCTGCACCCGTAGCAGCACGGAGGCCATCTGCGCCTGTGGTGGGTTCTTAGGATCGATCAGGGCATGGGACTTCGGCATCCCCTGCACCGCAGCAAACTGCGCCTGCACCTGCGGCGGATGCGCCACGCAATAGCCATGCGCCTTGTTGGGGCGCTCTTTCGGCACATGGAACTTGGCGCAGGTGCTGCAGTGCTTGCCGCCCAGAGCGTTGTACTCCGGCAGTTCATCCGCCATTGGATTTCCCTTCCTCATTGATCAATCGCGCGTCTGCCTCAAGTCGCAGGCGCTTGATGTCGGTCAGCATGCCCTCAAGGATGGCTCTCTCCTGCATGCTTGAGGCGTTCTTCCAGAAATCGCGCATCACGGCGGTGCCCTGGCGCGCGGCGTTGAGGGCGGCTTTCTCAAACGCCGCGATCTCAGTTATGGTCATTGACCGCTTGTTTCCCCGGCCAGCGGATACGGCCACATCCGCATTTCCAGCCGGCGGCGCCGTATAACCGGCGCCCTCGTTGACGACAACCACATCTATGGTGGGCACAGCGTCAGCGGTTCTTTGCATCACATCCGGCTTTGCCTGCGGCGCGCTGAAACTCCGCCCATCGTCATCCTTGTCGGCGGCCAGCCCGAGCGCCGCCATGAACGTATATCGCGACAGATAGTGGACGGTGGACCCGATAGCTTGCAGGGAGTTCTTGGACCCTGAAGTATCCGGCGGGCCGGTCAGCGTATTCCTGATTTCGTGACCGAGGCGGTGGGTGATAACGCAGGTGACCGTGACCGGCTTGTTGATGTCGTTGGTGACTTCGAAGCGATGATGCAGGCCATGCTTGCCGAGGATCGGGGCTACCTTGCCCACCGCTTCGGCCAGGCTGACGTGAGTGTACCCGGTCTTCCCGCCCTGCTTTGTCTCAAACTTCACTTCCGCGTCCTTGACCAGGATCGGTAACTCAGCGGCGGCGGCCGCCATGTCGACGTTGAACGCTTTGCGGGCCTCGGTCGCTTCCCACCGCTCCTGGAGAGACAACAGCTTATCCAGGACTTCCGTAGAAGCGCCGGCCTGCAGAGCATTAGATAGCATCTGCATGGGCGTCAGCGGGGCCGGGACGCCTGGCGCGGCGGCGGTGGGAAGCGATTCGGTCATGCTATTTCCTTTCGGTCGGGCTTTCGCGCACACCATCCAATATGTGGTAGCTTTCGCGACGCGCTTTTGGGCCAGTTTTACGGTTCTGGTCGCGCTCTCTGTGCGCGCCCAACTGCTGCGATACGGTAGGCTTCTTGAGCGTAAATTCACCCGCCTGGAACCCGCCACCGCGATCGTAAGATACGATCTCCGTGTGCAGCGCCTCAGGGATAATAAAGCGTTTATAGTGATCGCCGCTTTTGACGTAGGCACGCTTTCGGTACACAAACACTTTGGTCACACCAAGCGCTGCCTTGCACGCCCTGGCAAAGGGGCAACCTGCCGGGTCCAGTCGGCCATCCTGTTGGGTTGCGGCGCGTTTGCTTACTGCGATCTTGACGCTCTTGCCTGCGTCACGGATCGGCAAACCTTCTATACTCCTGATTGGCATTTAAGACTCCTCTTTCCTTATGCGCAGTGATCCGCGGCGATCGCGAACCACCTTGATGCCGTGACCGAATGCCTGCTTGGCATTCTCCGGGACCAAGCTTTTGATCAGTTCCTTGACGGCATCGAAATCATGCGCGTCCTGGTACAGATCGATGTAAGACTGCGCCGCGTCCGCCCACCTATTGTTTCCCTGCATGTTGACGATGGCGGTGGGATCTACTGGAGCGGCCATCGCCGGCATGTCAACCGGCGGTTCGCGCATGCCGACGCAAGCCATGAAGTAGCTGGCCCGGCTGATCATCTCTTCGATGTAATCGTCGGCGCGGTCGATGTAGTCGACCACCGGCGGGGCGCCGCCGCGGCTCATGGACAAGGCGCAACTGTCGGCGTTGGTGACGAACATCTGCCACTGCAATTGCGGCTGGAACTTTTCCACGATGATTTCCACCGGGTCCCAGCGCATCACCATCTTGCACTCTATGGGGCATTGGAAAACATCGTCCCAGCCGTCCAGCGTGCAGGCCGCCCATTCGAACTTGTCATGGGTGATGACGTGCCCGCGCTTCCCAACGCTATGCCCCTGCTTGCGCTCATAATAGTCAAGCTGCGCCTGCTCGGTGACGCTGCCCATTTCCTTGTACCACCAATCATCGATGCTGTCGGCGGGCTCCGGTTCTGATTCGCCGATCATCTCCTTGTACAGCCGCATGATGCCGGCGGCATCGCCGTTCATCAGCACGGCGACGCGGGAGGCGGTGAGCTTGCCCTTGCGGGCTGCTTGTTGCTCTAGAGTAAGGGTCATTTTCTGTGCTGTCTGGTGGCTAACAAGATTGAGAAAATCATCAACGCTGCGAACGTGAAACAGCCGTAGGCGGTGCCGTACATCTCACCTACGCCAGCCGTGATGCCAATCACGAATCCGACGCCGCATATTCCCAAAAGCAGGTGATATCTTTCCTCTTCTTCTTTGCTCACTTTGGATTTTCCGCCTGCTGCTGCTGGCTTAGCTTCACCTGATTAGGACTCGGAGTGACCTTCGGCTTCGGCTTGCCGACATACATCAGGCAAGCCCGGATCGACTTGTTGCCGATCGCCCCGTCGTTAGTCTTCGATTCTCTGGCCATAGATATTGCCCATCTGTTGCATATTACTGAAGCGGGTGAAGAATATCTTTCGGCACCTGCTGCAGCGGTTGACATAGTGGTTCTGGCCGATCTCCTCCATTCCTGGGCGATGACCGTACAGCCTGCACATGAGGCGCTTGAATATCATCATGTCGCCTACTTGACATTGCCACCGGA